TTTGTGCTGGTTGGATAGCTGGATTAGGAGCATAAGTTGCTACTGAATCACCAGTTAAGTTACCACTCAAAGTCATTGTCTTAACATCAGATAAATCCAAACGGAACTTACCGTTAGACTTTAAAGACTTCTCCATTGCATCCATGTTACCATCTAATTTTTCCATGATAACCTCGTCAATGTACTTTACTTCTTTCTTAGCAGCTTTCTTTTGAGCAGCTAATTGAGAATCGATTTGCTTTTGTAATTCGTCTTTTACAACGCTTACAGTCGCTTTTACTTCTTCAATAGAAGCGTTTGTGTCAGCTTGAAAACCTTTAAGGTTCTCTGCCATTTCGTTAATTAAATTTTCCATTTTTACTTTTTAAATAGATTGTTAAAATGCTTGATTGCTTTTAATACTTCTTCATTACTTTTCTCCTCTACTACTGTTTCGGTCGGCTCAACTGATGGCTCGGGTTGAGTGATAGTTTCTACAATATCAAGTTCTAATAATGCAGCTTGTATTTGTTTTATTTGAATCTCCATTAAAGCAAAAGTGTCATCTGTAAAGGTTCCACCTCGAAATGCTTTAATTAAGTTTTCTAAACGCAAAGATAAAGTTTCCTTGTTTTCTTTTAATTCACCCTTAAATCCAAGAGTTGGAGTTTCTGGGTTAGCACCCCAAAGAACCGCTGAACCTTCATACAGTTTTAATTCTGTAATTGTTCTAACTCCAGTCTTTTGGTCTACTGTGCTTTTTAATGTAGTAAAACCTATTGAGTGTTGATTGATTAAACCAGCCTCGTAAAGTTTGATTGCATCTTCGCCACACTCTGTTTCGATTAAGTCAGTAACCGCTACAAGCATATCGCCTTCAATGTACAATTCTTTAGGCTTACCTAAAGTATGTGCCATATCTGCTTTATGGTCTACTAAAGACCAAATCATGTTCTTGCCCTCTGGTCCTCTTTCTTTTATTGTTTTAGTAAACGCTTCAGCTACGATAATATCGCCATCTAAATCAACGTTACCTAAACGAGACCAACACGCTTTTACTGTTCTTGTTTCTGGGGTGATGTCTAATATCACTTCATCATAACCCTTTTGTTCGATTTTACTCATAAAACAAAGTTATTATATTTTTTATTATTGCAACGCTTCCGCTACTAAGTTTCCAATTGTCATTCCTATTACGTTTCCAAGTAAACCCCAAATTACTCCAGCATCTCCTTTTGGTGGATTGTTTTGTAGTGTTTGTAATTTACCATCGCTACCTCTTACTGCCTCATATCCTAAGGTACATCTGCAATTACATACGTTAGCAGCACGAGCAGTTGAATCGCCTGGATGTAACATATAGTCTACAAATGTTTTACCCTTAACCATAAACTTCTCATCCATTGCAACTACTTTGCCGTCCATGTGTAAATGGTCAGCACTATCTCTTGGTATTCTACGAGTTCTGTTATCTCTTGTTGCTATCCATTCTTTAACAGTAACTAAGCCAGTAGACATTGCACCAACCATTGAGCCAGTATTTGCTGCTCTTGATGTTTCAGTCCTCGCTATAAGTTCTGCTCTATAATCTGTAATACCAGATACTCTAAGCAATGGGATAAGTTCGCTTATAGATAAGTTTTGTCTTGCTCCTTGTAATAAGAAGTTTCTTATTTGTTCCTTTGTAGTGTCGGTAATATCAGATGCTAATTGGTCTAAACCTTTAGTTTCTAAGTATTGTAAAATAACATAAGCAAATAGGTCTGTCTTAGCTGACTTTTGCTCGAATGGTCCAGAATAGCCCTTTGTAGCCTTTTTAACGTCCTTTTCTGCTATTAGAGCCATCTTTGTACCCAAAGCTACATGGAGTTGCTTAATGGTCTTTTTTAGGGCTTTGTCGCTTATTGCGTTGTAGTCTTGTGTACGGCAAAACGTATCTACTTGCTTTTGTAGTTCTTTTTTGAACTTAGGCGAGTATTGCTTTAGTGCGTTTGCATAAAGTTTACGATAATCTTGCCAAATCATTTATTAGGATTGTAAGCCCAGTTCTTTAGAGATATATCCCTTTTAGATGGGCAATTTTTAGATACTGGTTCTCCTTGTTCCATATTTTTCATACGACTAACAAAACTTATAGTTCTATTAGCTGACTTTACTTCGTTTGCACCCCATTCACTTTTTTTCTTACTAAGTAAGTTCAAGTTTCTTGTTACTGGTCCTCTATCTAAAGATGCTTTCTTAGAACAATCTGTTTCACTCCAAGCCTTTAACTCCGAGTAAGACATATTAACCGTATCGTGATACTTAGAATAGACTTCGTCTACAATCTCACTAAGGTCAGCTTTTAACTCAACCTTTAAATCAAAAAGTAAGTCTAATAATTCGTTGTAACTCATTATTCTGGTATTTGTAATGGTTGGAAATCGTCAGCTGATTGAAGTGAAGATGGAATATAAAGTTTTTCCATTTCAGCCTCTGGTATGTAGTCTGGTATTTCAATTCCCATAATATCCATTTTCTGTTTTGGGGCAATCCACCACGCTTTATCTAACCATTCTACTTGCTCGTTCTTGTTTGCCTCAAGTTCACCATAGATAGATGCATCAAAGTCTACATAAATATCAGTTCCTTTATAGCCCCAGTCAGAATGTAGTTTTCTATTGATGTTATCTCTAATACCAGTTAATAATGGTAACGCACAACGTAAGGTTAGAGCCTTCTCACCTTCTCTTTGGTTATTGTAAGTCTTGTTGTCGCTATCGTTTAATAATTGTGCCGGTACTCCGTAAATATTGCAAAGTGCTTTCATATCCCACTTCTCACTCTCAATAATATCAAGTTCTACCGGACTTAATCCTATTTGTTTCCAATCTACTTTATAACCACTAACTGCAATAGAGTTAAAGTTACTTGCACCGCCTTTCTCGCTAACCGCCTTCTTTAATGCTTGTGCTTGTTGGCTTCCACTCATTGGGTCAAATCTATCATCGTTCATAAAAAGAACTCCAGCTGGACCACCATTCTGGAAAGATGCAACCGCTGCAGTCTTGGCTTCGTTCGAACGAGTCAAGTTTTTCGCAGCAGCCATCAAAGGAGATTGACCATATAGTTGATTGCCAGTAGTATTCCATTGTGGGTTAAAATATTTGTCTTGTAAAATTTCTTGTTTGCTAAAGTCCCAAAGCGGTCCATAGTTTAATTGGTAACCAGCTATTGTTGGAGGAAATTGTTGAATATCTGCAATGATATACATATACTGTGCTGGTAAAACGTACAACTCGTAAGGTTTTCCGTTATTGTTACCACCCTCTATCATTTTAGCGTACACAAAAGAGTTACCAGTAACTAATTTAAAACCAGCCCATGCCTCAATAAAATCACCCCAAGTATCTTGCTCGTTAGGGTATTTTAATAATTCATTTAATCTACCATCGTTCTTATATAATTCAAATGCTTTGCTATGTAGCTTATGTACTTCTTTCCAGTTCTCAATCTTATCTGGTTGGCTCATTAAAGCCTTGTACTTCTTAGCAGCAACTTCATCTACTACCTTATAAACATGCCAGGGGGCTATCTTTGCTTTATCTGTAATTAACTTTACAATTGAATAAACTATATCGTTTGCTTGGTAACCATCGTTTACAAAGCTAATATTATCGCCACCTTGCCACGTTACTATCCCTTGTTGTATTGCTACTTGTCCGTTAAAAGGAATGTTAGGTAAAATAGTGTTTAGCTTCTGTTTTGTTTTCAAGAAGTCAAATAATCCCATTTGTGTATATTTTAGTCAAAGTTAAAGATTTTATATTAGAATACGCTTACTTGGAATTTAGGAGTGTATTCGAAAATCATCCTCATTGCTAAACAATCGCTAAAGTCTGGAGAACGACCTATCAAGGCTTTTACTTTATCCTTTGGCATTACTCCTTTTTTGCCGTCATTATCTACTGACTTTTGCTTGACTTGCTCTAACTCTTGTATAATCTTTTCTTTAGTAGTGCCACTTGCATTAATAAAGATTTTGTTATCGTTCATTAACTCTGCTAACTTAAAGTAGCATTGTGATTTAAGGTTATCAAAGTTTTCTTTTTGTCTTGTTATAGGGTTTTCTAATGGAGAACTATTGTTTACAAATCCTTTGCATCTAAGTATATCTACAACACCACCTCCTACTCCATCTTCATCGACTACTATTTGCGAGTTAGGTACTTTATGCTCGGCTTGGAATTGTTTTATAATTTCAGCAACCTCAACAACTGATTTACCGTTATATTGATGAAGTTTAACACGAAACCCATCCCAAATACCAATGACAGTGCTATCAGAGCCAAAACGTGCAACATCACAAGTAATATAGTGTGGACCAGTAGGTAAATAACCGCTATTAAAAGCATCAAGTATTTTATCATATTCGATTAGTATTGATGGGTCATTAGAGTATTCCCAATTACCAAATAGCAAACGCTCCTTTGAAACTGTATCTAAGGTTAAGAGGTTTTCCTTATAGTGCTTTGAGATAAATGGGTTATCGTCAATAAGGGATGCGATAAATTGTTTGTTCTTTGCTATTGTGCCGTCTACTTGTGGCTTATAAAACTCCGAGTAGGTCCAGTTCTTAGCTGGGTTACAAGTGTAAAGCACTTTAGGTATTAAATCGTTTTCGTCAAGTTGGTATCTTATCCTTGACTTTATAATATTTCGTGCCTTATCTTCAATTTGGTTAGCCTCGTCTATAAATGCATCTGTAATCTCTAATGAACCCAACTCATCAAAGTTTGGGTCGCTTGGATAAGCGTAAAGGTCTTTGAGTAGAATCACCGAGCCGTTAAATAACTCTATTTGGCTCATTTGCCCATTGTACTTATAATGCTTACCAGCTTCTAAGCCTTGCATCTTTGCTACTTGAAAAAAGGACACAAGGGTAGTTTCCTTAAGTGTTTTTAGGACGGCTCTACCAATCAAGCCTCTTGTATTTGGATATTTTAACCTTTGCTTTAGTTGCCAATAACATCCTAAAGCGGTTTTGCCTCCGCTTTGGTTAGCCTGCCCCGCCTCCAAAAAGAATCTCATTTGTTTGAGAGTCTTCAAGAAGGTCAAGGGCAGTAGTTTGTTTTATTGATAATTCCATAATGTTTTTTATAAGCTACCAGTATTTCCAACGTATGTTTTTTTCTCCTCCCAAGTTATATTTACTCCACCGCTTACCTCTACTTCAGTAGCTTGTTTGGGCTTACCTTCTAATCTATCAATTACTTCTTGATATGCTCTTTGGTCTCCTTTTAAAGCCTTTGCTATCATTTGCATATCCATTAACTCCAACACGGTGAATTCTTCTTCTTCTCCAGTAATTGGATTTTTTTTCTTTTGTACTAAGTCAAGTAATCTTTTTAATCTTGTTTTGCTATGCTCTGTTCCCTTTGGCTTACCAGCTGGATTTCCGCTTACTCCTTTAGGGAAGGGCTTCAAATTCTGTTCATTTGCCATATCTCATTGTATTTTCTCTGAATTACAAAGATACGCCACAATTTGGGCAAACTTTACCTTTCTTCGTATTATCTATTTTTTGAGGTTCTTCTATTGTTGGAATAAAGAAGTCTAAATTAACTCCCCAATCTGCTAAATCGTGTAAATCCCAATTCTCGTTAGCCAGTATGTCCATGTCAAACTCTCCATTATGGGTATTATCTATGACGAGTAACTTTTGCTTTTTTCTTTCAGATAAGTTAGCCATTATCTTAACTGGTACATCTTGAATGCCTAATTGTAAACAAGCCTTATATCTTTGATGCCCAGCGAGAATTACATTGTTTTCATCAATAATTATAGGTTTAGCTTCTAATAAATCTTGGTCTTCTTGTATTGACTTAACCAGTCTTTCAAACTCTGATTTGCTAATCTTTCTTGGATTATTTGGGTTTGGTTTGATTTGTGATATTAGCATCTGCCTTGTCTATTATATGGTTTTACTGCTTTGTCTTTTGGACCAGATGTCTTTTTATACTTTCCGCATTTGCGTTTCCCAAAGTTGACTTTATTTGAGTTATTTGCCTTCGCCATATTTTTCTATGATTTCGTTTAGTTCTTGTCTTGACCACTTTTTAAGTAGTCTTGATTGGCTTTCTAAATACAATACAACTCCCTCACCTACCTTGTCGCATAGATTACGTCTGTAACCTATAAGATGAAACTCATCAAAGCCATTGCATCTTTTACATTCTCCGTTTACGTTGAACTCATCAAATCTTAAAGCACTTGACCTTTTAACTGGTACAAAATGACCAGCATCCATTTGGTCAGTCGTTTTAGTTTCTAAACAACTTATACAAGTAAAATAACCATTTTGGCTATCTCTTTTTCTTATATATGCGTTAAATACCTTTTGTGCCTTTGCGGTTAGTTTGGGTATTGTTATTAATGCCATATGGCAAAGTTAGGGGTTATGTAGCCTAAAAACAACAGTTCGACCATTAACCTCAAATCGTTTCTTTTTTAATGGGCTTAATCCTTGTCTTAAAGCATACTCGTTTACTTTGGTTGTTCTAACTGCATAAGCTATGCTTTTAAATATGGTTACTTCTTTTGTTTCTATATCAATCATTTTTATCGGTCTCGCATTTTCAGTTCCACTTGCTATCATTTTCTCCATCGTTTAAATTCAAAATAAAGGTTTGCAGTTGTTATTAAAATTAGTGCTAAAGGAACACTAATAAAGAAAAATTTAATGTATTTCATAGTTATTTATTTTTGATAAAAAAATATAAATCCTATTAAAAATCCTAATAAAAACCCACAAATAAACCCTCCAAATATTAATTTATTAAATATCTTTTTTAATTCATATTTTTCTAAATTTATATATTCAAAAGTATAATTTTTTGTTATTTTCATAGTTATTTGTTTTGGTTATAGATTTTAGTAAATATCCATTCTAAAATTATTTGAATTTGTGGCAAAAAAACTAACATCCAATTATACCATTTCATATACTATTCTTGTTAAAAATTCATTATATAAATCTTCTGTGCTTTTACCCATTTTATCATTAGTTCTCATAAAACGAATTAAATTTAAATTTTGCATTTTTTCTTTTTCAAGCCATATTTTTTGATTTTTTTCAATTATATCAAGTCTTGTTTTATTATTTACAATCAACTCAATTATTTCTTGCATTGCAGTTTTCATAGTTTAAAGTTTTAATGCCCCCATTTTTGACATAACAAACACCACTCTGTTAATGATTAAAAATTTGGGGGCAATTATTTTGATATTGTTTTTAAATACTCATTCATAGCGTTACGATTAGCCTCTTTGTCTGTATCGTTTGACATTCTGTTAGTATCGCCCATAGATTTAAATTGTGCGTGTGCCTCCTCTTTAGCATTAACATACGCTTGATGTCTTTGTTCACGATATACTTCTAACATTTCAAAGAATGTAGGCATATCCATTCTATCATAAACTTTGCCGTATTTAAACTTAGGCAAACCATCTAAGAATAGCATAATGTCCTCAATAGCTAAATTATCCTCCTCTGCCGTTTCAATCAAAGCCAAACTCAAATCATAAATTTGCTCTGTATTCATTCCTACTCTTAAATTAAAATTTAAAAGAGTTCTTGTTATTTGCTTACCTAATACAGTCGCTATTTTATCATTCCCATAAATTTTTGCTATTTGCGGTAATCGTTGGTCTTTAGGTATGTTTTGCATTACAGATAAATGATTGGGTTCTCCCTTTTCTTTGTATCTGCACATTTGATTGTGTACCTCTCCAGTACTACCAACCGCCATTGCGTTTAAAAGCAGTTTGGATAAACTGTTCTTCGGTAGCGTGGCTAACCCTTGATTGACTTGTTGTATTTCTTGTGATAATTTCATCGTTAAAAGATTTTTGGTTTAGATAAGTAGTAGGATGCTTTCTATAACTTTTATCTGGAGTTGATTCAACATAGGCTTGAACGGTTTGTAAAGCTAAGTCCTTTTCTGATTCGTTTAATTTATTCCATGACTTTTTTGCTTTATCCTTTGAAATCTTATAATCATACCATAACCACCAATCCTCAAATTTTGCATCGAGTATTTCAGTTTTAGTTTTAGTTCTATTTTTAGTTATAGTTTCATTTTCAGTTTCAGTTTCCATATGCTGAGCATATGCTTTGCTTGTGCTATTGTTTTTAGTAGATTTTGCATTATTTCTCCTTGATTCTGAGAACTTTTGCCTTCTAATAGTCTCATTATACATTCTTTCATTAAAAAATATACCATCTTCATTTTTAAATTTGCTCCAAATTTCAACATCATATGCTTTACATATGCTTAGCATATCCTTTTCAGTTAATTTACCTTTTTGATGTTGTAAACAAAGTAAACGAATGTACATACCTACTTGTTCGTTTGTCATAGTGAAAGTTCCACTTAAAAAATCTGAAGTGTAAAATAGCACA